AGTTTGAAAATCCAGCGCGTGTGTTGTTTTGTGCCGATGCGCCAACGGCATGCACCATTGATAGCGATGCGGGGTTAATGTTTACGCTTGACGAATAATTATTACCACTCGATGCAAATACACAAATACCTTTTCCGTTTCGGCCTGTGTTCTTTGCCAGTGTCAAGGCATTAGCAAACATTGGGTATGTGTTACCACCGCCCCAACTCATGCTGATAGCACTGCATGCAGGATTAGCAATGGCCTTATTGACGGCACGCGTCACGATTGTATCCGATGTAAAGAAACCGCCGCCGCTGTTTGAGTTCATACCAATGTGCAGGAATTGCACTTTGAGTTTGTTGTTACCGATTGAACCTACGCCCGTGTTATTGCCAGTCTTTGCGCAAATGATTCCGCTACATGGTGTGCCATGCTTTTCATTCTCACTAATCGGACGCACATCAGCTGTATCATAAACGCAGTTCCATGACTTGTCGCTGATAGTGCCCTGCAAATCTTCATGGTCTACATCACACGCAATGTCAAGCACTGCAACCTCACCATATGCATCTGCCGGGAGAAGTGACCACACGTCCTGTGCCTTGAATAAATTAAGATGCCACTGCTGTGCAATAGTCATTTCGGCATTAGCCTCGAATGGCTGGATGTAGTCAGGCTCAATACTGATGAAACATGCGTAACGCATTAGCGATTCATAGAAGTCATTGAATTTTTCAAACGCAGGCACTTCAACAAACAATGTTTTAGTAGCTTCAAAAGTCTCAACGATGTTGACTTGTCTAAGCGTCAATAACTCAATTCCTATTTTGAGGTCATTGCAGATAACAATTGCAAGACCCGAAGCGATTTGGTCTAGTGACCCGTCCACTTCGTTGACCTGTGACACCTTAGTTGCATCAGGTGCGATGGGCTTCTCATCTTCAAAGACTACAATGCCGAAAGCATCAAAAGATGCCTTAACATTTTTCTTTGTTTTGTTTTTGTCAAAGGACTTTTTGTCCTTGAACTTAACCGCGTTTATTTTCATTTGGATGGATTTACATTGCTAAGCAGTTGATCTAACTCCAGCACAAGTTCAGCCTCATGGTTCTTCACACCACTCATTGCCACGCCCACCTCGTTAAAGAATCCCTCAATGCTGTAACCTTTTACCTTGCCCTCTTTTACATCCTGCCACACTCCGTCATCATCTACGTGCGTACCGATAAACCATGTGCCATCGGGAAGTTCAGATAATCCGAGCTGCATAGACTTATCCATCTTGCCTTCTTTAATCCATGACTCAACAACGGTCACGCCCGTGACTGGAATCTCATGTTGCAAGTTGGTTGTGTGTTGCAGATTCTTTTTGAAGAACTGATGCGCGATAGCACTTACTGTGGCCTTTTCAAAGTACACGTAGTACGGCTCACCCTTTTCATCATAGCGCAGTATCTCCTTATCCGGGATGAGCGCAGCACCGTATAGCATACGGCGTTCTTCATTCAATGCGCTAAGCTGCATCTTGCTCAGTGCAATCCAGTTCTCTTCTATTGCGGGGCTGTCTACAAGGCCCATCGCTGTGATGCCTAAACGACCTTCTTCGTCGATTACGCATTTTACTACTTTTCTTTTTTCCATGTTACAAAGTTAGTTTTAATTATCCAAGTCGTGCTAAGTCTTGTACCTTTTCGCGCACCTCCTGCTGTGAAGCTACATCACCCGCAAGGACGAATGCACGCGGCGTTATTTGTTCAGGTTGATTTTGTATGAACTGCGAAGCCAGTGGGTTGAACTGTGCGGGTTGTGATTCGTTACCACCGCCGCCGCCTCCTACTGATGGTGGGGGTGTGCTGCTGTCATTACCTCCCGTGCTACCAAACTGCGAGTTTTTAATCTTGACAATTTGGGCAAGACCTAATGCAGCTGCAATAGAAGCTTCAAAGAACTGCTGACCAGTGGCAAGTTTGATTGGGTTACCACCTGCCGTTAATGCGCCTGTAACAGCGGATGCAGTTTGAACAGTTGCAGCACCAATGGCTAGGGCTTTGTCTGTGCGAAATTTCTTTTTTGCATCGCGTTCACTATTCTTTGTTGACGCATCACTAAATGCTTGCAATACGCTTATGGCACTTTGGGCAATGTCAAGTCCTTTTTTAAAACTTGCTTGACGTATAGCCACTTCTTTTTGTGCTGCCTCTTCTTGTATAGCCGCAACGTCTGCTGCATTCTGTGCCGCAATCGCTTTAAGTTCATCCGCATTACCTTGTGCCGCATCTCTTAACCTTTTTGCTTTAAGGTCAGCAAGTGCAATCTCCTTATCTACACCTTCAGCCATAAATGAAATGCGCCGTTCTTCCGCATCACGTTGAGCCTTTATTTCTTCATCAAAATTCTTTACCTCAGTCTTGGTTGACTCGACAGGCTTTGTTGCATCCTTGCGTATTTGCTCGGTAATCTTTAAAGATTCTTGCGCAGTCTTGCGACGTGTTTCAACTATTTGTTGTGCAAGCTTTTGTTCAGCTGCTAATTCTTCATCCCTTTGCTTTTGTCTTTCATCCGCACCTTTTTGATTGATTTGGTTAATCGACAACTGAAATCCAGCCTGTGCATTTTCTAAATCCTTAAGTCCTTTTTCAGCAGCCGCCAGCGCATCATCACCTTCCTTTGCTACTTCCGCTGGGTCAAATACTAACTCCGCTATTGATGTAGTAAACTTGTCGCGTAGGTTGCCAAACTTTGCGAATGTTTCATTGCTGATAAATCCAAGAGCGTTTAGTTTTTCCGTTAGTATATCAACGCCCGCAAGCAGTGCTGTAATCGGTAAACTAACAAAGTTTAAAAGACCTTTGAGGATATCGCGATTACGTTCAGCCGCTTGAATTTGCGCATCTCTTTGTACACGCAATGTTTCAATAACTGCCTTTTGGTCAAGTATAGCCTGTTGCGCTTGTGCTATTTTGGTCTGCAAGATTTCCTTTTCAGTCTTGCCAGCTAATCTTAAAATGTTTTCCTGCTGACCAATAGCATCGAGCTGCTGCTTTGACTGTGCCGCACTTTCTTTTTGTGCGTTTAAACGTTCTGTTTCCGCACTTGACACACCGTCAACAAGAGACAATAGTTCATCGGCGTAAACAATCGCAGCAGCAATGGCTGCACCAATCAAAAATATTGGGTTAGTCAATAAGGCTTTACCAACGGAAGCGAATGCACTGCCAATGCCTTTGATGCCATTAGCAATATCACCCGGCTTGACTTGGCTAATGTTAGCCGCTAACTGCTTTGCACCTTCGGCAGCACCTTCAAAGTCGAGTGATGTAATACGTGAAGTAACAAGACCGAGCGAACCACTCACACGTTCAAACGCACCACCTGCTTGTGTGCCTACTGCCTGTGCCGCATCCTGAATCTTATCTTTAAGTTCACCAGCTGCTTGTGATAACTCGCGGTACTTAGCTGAATCAGGGTCAGTCGCTGCGAGCTGTGCCTGTAATTCACGGAGCTGCGCCTTAAGTGATTTGGATGATGTTACAACTTCTTCCTGCGTTACAGCTAAATCTTTGTACTCACCTGCCGCCGCGTCAAGATTGCTAGTGTCAACCTTTGTATCTTTTAATTCCGTGTTGAGTTCAGTCGTTGCATTTGCCAACTGATCTACGGGCGCAACAACCTTTTCAATGGCATCACCGACATTCTCAATGTTACGCGCCGCATCACCCGTGTCAATGCTTTGAATCGCATCGCCTACATCTTTGACTTTTGCCGTATCAATGTCATCTATTGCATTGCCGATGTTTTGAATGCCTCCAGTTTCAAGGTTTGAGATTGTTGTCTCTAGTGCTTGAATCTGCGTGTTGACATTTGCAAACGCCTCACTGCTTGGGTCAAGTCCGTTTAACTGTTGGTCGAGTTGCACAAGTTGATTGTACAACAAATCGAGCGAGGCCTGCGTGGCAGCACTAGCAGCATCAAGACTGCGCAGGTTCTGCTCCGCTTTTGAGGTGTCAATTACAAACGATTTTACAATAGTATCAGCCATGTTTAAAATAGGTTATATATAGCGATTGCAATAAGTGATAACAGGAATAAACGCCACGTCCAAAGCGTGATATTCCATAGCTTACGTTGCCACGGCTTGAGTGCTTTGTTGTGTTTCTTGTGCGGGGCAATTCCTGCCTTGATGTAGTCAATGCTGTGCTTGATTTGTGTGCTCATCGTACTGCTGTGTATTGTAGTGCTAGTGTTGTTTTAAATGTGCGTGGTAATGTGCCACCGCTTACTGTAATATCAAATCGGTGCTGTGTAGGGTCTGCTGCCGTATCAATGGTTGGTACAAATGTGAGACCACCACCAAATAAATTTTCTTCACTAATCAATAATGGACTTGTTGCAACACTTACTCCTGTTGTTTTCCATAAGGTAGCATGAAATAGACCCGTGTAGTTTTGACCTGTTGAGAGTTCAACTATTGTAATGTGCATTAACGCTATCCAATAGCTTTCATCCGGGATTACAAGAAAGTTGTTTGCGATGTTTTCAATTGGTGGCGTAATAATTTGACCCGATAATGTAATAGTGATTTCATCACCGTGCATAATTATACCATGCTGTGTTGAACCTTCAGCTTGCGTGCGATCATCGTTTTTCCATCCACCGCCCAAGTGCATTCCGGGAAAAGTAGTTAGCACGTTCTTACCAAACATGGCATTTCCGCGTACAGCCTCCGTTAACTTTAACGTATCACCTACGGCAATCATGTTGTTATTGCCACCTTCAATAGATAGTTCTACACCTTGCTGAACGCTGCGTGTATTACCGTCTAGCGGTTGTGTACTTGCATTGCGCGGAATAGGTGCGGTATTAGTTCCTGTTATGCCGCTAGTTGGTCTATCACTTTGATTATTGAACGCATAACACTCCCCATCGCTTTCACTCCATTCGTAGCCGTAGCGCACACAACAACTTTGCGTAGCTGTAACAGGGTCACCTGCCCCGTCTATAAAGTTCACTGTGCCGTTGATGTTGATTGAGTCAGGTGTGGATGCACAGTCCGCTTCCGTGTCAATGTATTTAATCAACTTGACTTTGGTCGACTCAAACTGACCAACCTTATAATCGCTCACCTCAAGAATGCGCCACTGTGCGTTGTTTACATATACAACATCGCTGAATTGAAAGGTGAGAATGTCAGTCAAGTCAAGCGCAAAGTATGCCTCCATGATTCGCGCATTGGGCGAGTAAAGTTCATTCATCGCATTACGCCAGTACAAGTTGAACAGGTTGTTGTATGGGTTAGCGTTTATAAGAAACGGTGGTATTTCAGGAGCAAAGTTTAAGTCGAAGTCAGTTATCGTAGCTGTGACTTGACTATAATTGTTGAGCATTGTAATTGCCGTTGACACTGATGCTTCAACTCCTGCGCTATCATCAAAAACTTGTATGCTATATGGCGTAGCAAAAAATAATGCACGCGGCCCTGGTAGTATGAATTCGTTTTGCGTGTTGATGAATTGCGGAATGGGTATGTTAGTGCCCGGTATATTGCCACATGGTGTGCTGCGTGTGATAAGTTGCACCGTGTTATCTCCCGTCACAAATGAACTGATAGGTACATCGGGATTAACAGTGTATCCTTCGGCCTTGTATTGCCCGTACACGCGGTTGTTGTCCTTGTATAGCTTACTTAGATAATCTTCACCCGCAGTGTAGCTAAATGTGGTCTTGCTTTTTTGCAGTTCGGTTGTGGCGTAGATGGTGATGTCTTTGCTGATGTCGAGCTTTGCATTCCAGTCTAATTGATTGCCGCTGCCTACATAGCTATTGTATGGCACAATGCTTATCTTGTTTGGATTTATACGGTCAGGAACTATCGCACAATTGTGCATCTTAATTACATCATTCAAAAAATCAATTTGCCGCATGTCAGGTGCGTTAAGATTGTAAATGAATGTTGATCCATAGTTGAATCTTGTCCCGCGTAATTCAATCAACGTGCTACCCAAATCACCATTGCCTGCTCCAATTATACAAGTGCCTAAAAAACCTGTTGCCGATTCCCAGCGAAATGCAAACTCAACCGTATCACCCGCTAGCAAGTTCATTGCATAGTCAAAGTCAAGTGTCAAAAGGTTTTGAATAAACCATGAATCAATAAACTGTGGCGTGCCACCGTTAATTATTTTATATATTTTGAAATTTGAAAAAGCAGTCGTTGGCGTGCTGTGCGTTATTTGAATTGGTAGAGTTATATGAAATGTATACAGACCTCCACCCGGAGCGGTATATACTCCAGTCGTTGGGTCAAAGTTGGCGTTGTTGTCGAATGCCTCCGAAACAGGTGCATAATATTGATAAGCACTTATAGCACCATTACCAACTGCTGGCATTGTGATTGCTGATGCGTTGTATGAACGGTATGCGTATTGCGGGCCGAGGTCATCAGTATCCAAAAAACTTTTATTCAACCACGGCATGTAATAGCCATCAAGTATAGTCAGCAATGATGAAGCTTCAAGTTCAAATCCTGCATCTGCTATGATTTGTTCAAGCAAATAACTCCATGATACGGCAGGTGTCAAATCAACTGCATATAGTGGTGTTGTTGCATCGCTAATTCTTCGCGTGCCGGGTTGTCCTTCTTCGCTCCAAAGTTGCCCGCGATCAATCAACGACCAAACGCGTTCGGGTGTTGTAATTGTGACGTTGTCAAACTTCACAACCTCGTTGAGATTGGGCAGGTCGGTAAGGTCTTTTAGTTTCTTTTCGCCGATTGTCTTAAACAGGTCGGGCGTTTCAGCGTAGAACGCTAATTCAATTTCATTGATTTTGCCCTGCTGCTGGTAGACCTTGCGCACGCGGATGTAACCTTTTGCGATGGGCAGCGTATCAACGCGAATCTCCGAAGGCAGTTTGTAGTGGAAGTAGTTGTTGATGCCGCCGTCATAGTTGACATCAAACAGCGCACCGAGTGCAAGTTGATTGCGGTCGGTATAGGGCACACGAAACTCGCGGCTGAATGCACCAAGTGACGTGAAATTATTGAGGTCGGTATAGCGCCAATTTTGGCTGATGCTTTCGTTTTCGAATAGGTCTAGGTAGTATTCTTGTGATGCAGATGCAAGGCTATAAATTTGATAGGTTAGTGATTCAATCTCAATAGGTGTCCAACCTACAAATGTCACAGTACTCCATGTTGTGCCATCGTATGTAGCTGTTGCAAGTTCAAAGGTTCCGATAACACCAGTTATGGTTGAAGTGATTTGAACATAGTGACCGATGTACACAGTCATATCACCTAGCATAAAAATAGTGTACGTACCGAATTCCGTATATCCACCCGTAGTATCTATAACGGTATTACCCGGGCCACCTGCGCCTTCAACTCTTACAATTAAACTTACCTCTCCATTCATGTTATGTCCAGTATTCGTTTGCCATTCTTACTTTGAGTGTCAAGTTGTAAAGCTTGCCATCGTACGTGCGCTTTTCAACGTAGGAAGTATCATCGATGTTTACAGCTACATAGCTGCCATTATCATCAATTAAGTGAACCTGATTGCTTACAATCAATCCACGCAGGTATATGAACTCTTCTTGTGTGATGTAGTCGCTTGTCACGGTCAATATGCGCTGCGCTAAGTTAGTGCGCTGGTTAAGGCCACGGTCGTTTGCGTAGAAGATAGATGGTGAATTATTGAACAGTGGTCGCTTGTATATTTTGCGGTCTACTTCAGTAGTGTATTCTGATTTCTTTTTAAAGTTGAAGTATTCATAACCGCCACGCGCACCTACCCATGCTAGACGCACATTAGGCCAAATGCATTCGCAGTTACCGTACACGCACTCATTCCAAAAGATGTAGTCAAGACTTACTGTTGCGCTTGCAGCACTTAATATTTGCACGCGGTAGTATCTCCAGTTTGGAAAACTAGAAGGCTTCGCAGCAAATCCCACACGCGCATTTAAGTTGGCAGGAAACACAGGCAATCCTTCTACTTCGTAATCATTCATTGTAATGCTGGCAGATACACCAAGCCCAGTGCTACCAACAATAGTTATATTGCATGAGTTTGCCGCATTGTTGGTAAGATAGTTTGCAGTGCCTGGCACGTAGAGCAAACCATAGTCTTCTTCACGCACAGCGATTGCAACCTTGCCCGCTGCTAATCCCCATGTAGCAAAGATGGGTGGATACTTTGTTGTTACCTGTCTATCACTCATTACAAGCGATGAGGCATTAGTCAAGGAAAACTTGACATTTGCTGCGCCTGTTTGGGGATTTGGTTTGTATCCGTCGGTTGGCTGGTAGTATTGATTGTCTACAAGTATCTCATCCCCTTCTACACTGCTTTCCGCATTCTCAGTTAGTACACCCGCAACTATCCACCATTCAGCGATTGAAAAGTCAAGACTATTCCAAGTCGATGTATCATTGAGCGTGCCTGTGTTTAGGTTGTGCAGCTGCGTCCCTTGCGCTTCTGCATTACGCAGTTGGATGAGCGATTGCAAATCGAAATACAAACGGTCATCGATTGCAGGTGAAATGTAAAAGTTGAACACCTGTGATGTAGTGTTGTTGGTCACGGTCACGCCATACTGAAAACCGTCTTGTGCGGTCTCATCACTAGACGCTACAATCATAAGCTTTTGCCCCCGTGCGCTCCAGCTATACGGCTGGTCTTCGATAGTTATTGCCATTATCTAAAATTTAGTAGAAATCTTTGTTCAACACCTTTGGCGTATGCCTTAAATAATTGCTCACTGTAATCGGGCCATGTATCATTGATTGCGTCTTGATAGTAATTGATGCCTTCAATACCATTTTCACCAATGCTTTTGGCAATGGCAAACGCTGCGGATTTAATTGCACTTTCGGTAGCTTTGATGAACTCGCCTTGTCTATTGCGTAGCTTGAGTGGTTTGATTCTTATCCACTGCTCAATGGCTGCGACAGGTGGCATCTTCGCACCGGGTGTTCTACCATACTCAATCACATCTGCATAATTACCTGCCTGACCTTTTACGGTAAAGTCAATTGTAGGTTTGTTGTAACGTATGCGCAGTTTGTAGGTGAGCGAGTTTAGCAATGTGCCCGATGCAACACGATTCACCACCTTACCACGCACGCGGCGTTTGATGCGCAGGTTACTTTGCGCACGCTCGACAACTGTTGCCGCATATTCGTTTAGTAGTGCCTCGTATTCGTCCATTATAATACTTCTGCATATTCAAGAACACTGCCTGCCCTTGCTGTTAAGTTACCAGCTATTGAACATC